AAAGGATGGCTTGCCAGCAGCCGCCCGGTACGAGAAGGTATACCTACCGAGCTGCACTTATAGTGCGGCTACGCTAGCTGTAGACGGAGGTGAGCAGCGAGGCAACGCTATGACACCAACAGCTAACGTTTAGGCCGATATATATTCATCGGCCTGCCGCTTGGCGAATCATGTCGTTCACAGCCTGGTTGCTCCCTGGCTTGTCCGGTTCAGGATCATGATGCGGATCAACGCCGCCGCTATGATCTGGCTCAGACTCGAACAGGTAGCCATCGGATTTCTTCAGGCTGTCAATCTGTTCATCCAGTCCGTAGAGCTTACCATTGCTGTCAGTGATCTTTGACAGGTCAAGCATTTTCAGAACGATATCAACGTTCTTTGCTTTGCTGCCGCGAATCGTGTCCTTGATCGTGTACTGAAGCTGCTGCTGCTTCATTGCTGCATCCTTGCTGGCGATATCACTCTGAAGCTGAGTGATCTGATTCTTCAGGGCTTCGGCATCCGTTGCGGATTCCTTCAGCTTGGTCAGTTCGCCGTTCAGTTCGTCGATCTGGGTCTTGTACCCCTTGCTGATGTTCCGTTCTTCGTCAAGCTTCGCCTTGGGAACGTAACTGCCATCGGCAGTGTTCACAAGAGTGATCCCCTTAGCACTCGCGAGCTTCTCTTCGACTTGCGCGAAAAGCTCGTCACCAAGGGCAGGCTTCAGAAAATCAAAAGTGTTAGGCATTGTAAATTCCTCCTGCTTTGAGTTTTTATGCTGGCTCTCACCAGCTTGGCAGTTCCGTGTTAGCCACACGGACAGGCAACATATAAAAATCCCTTCAGAATCCGGTTTTTGCTATCCGGATTCATCAGGGATCTTTGTCGTTGGTATTAAAGCGAATTAAAGGCGATTCTAGCCCTATTCGCCCACGGTGATGATCGGAAGGTTATCTTCATCGAGAAGGCCGTTCAGAGTAGGAAGAAATGCAGAAATCGCTTCCTGCACATCCTGCTTGTGTTCCGCGCAGTACGTCTGGTTCAGCATCTCGAAGTTCACGAATATACCGTTATCGCCATACTGTGCGCTGCACACGAAGACTTCCTCGCCCTTCTCGTTCACGCACGGGACGCGATAGGACTGTGTTACGCGTTTCGGTGTCAGACCCATTATCATTTACCTCCTTCTACAGATTCGATGAACCCTTTCAGATCAGAGAACGCTTTCTCAATCTTCGGGGCCTTAATCACAGAGCGTACATGCTCGCGGAAGTTTGCAGACTGACACGAATGGAAATGCGCTTCTGCTGCTTCAACGCTTGTGTACAGCTCATAGATTCTCTTTGCCGTTGCCAAAGGCAGGAAAACGCCTTTCGGCTCTTCAGGTGCGTCACCTTTGACTATGGGGACGCTTTCTACAATGGTGTCCACGGTTGCTTCCAACGGAGCTTCCAATGGAACTTCCTTGATCGGTTTCTTTCCAGCCATTTTGCTCCCTCCTTTCGGCATTGATACTATCGGCTCAGGTGAACAGGCTGTAGCCGTTTGGCTTCATCGGACAGCTTTTGTCTGCCGCCCTCACGGAAGTATTTCCGGCTGAGCTTGTCACCTGTAGTCTTTGTACTCTTGATCTGTTCCCTGACCTTCTCCTGGTACTTGCGAACGTGGGCGTAGGCGAGACGCTCATCTTCTGGAGTCTGAGCGACCGCCATAACCCGTTTCCATTCGCGGATCTTCCGCTCATAGTACCGTTGGTGCTGCCGTGCCGAGTACGAATCGCTCGGTGACTCGACATCTCTCGGCGCGTCCCTTCCTTTTCTTGTGATCCCTTCGTAATAGGTTTCGAGGTAATGCAGGCAGCGCGGATGGAAGCATCCATCATTCATGGCATCATCCAGTGACGGGTATTCGTCTGACTCGCCGCTTACTGAGATGACCACATCTTCCCAGGCGACACATAACGGACACGCCCCGGCATGACTCGAGATGATTGCAAGGTCATAGCCGTATTCTTGCATCGTGTCAACATAACCATAAAGTGTCGCTCTCTCTATCGCGGTCAACGTAGCCATCTCAGCATAGGAAGCCATGTCCCAGGCCCGACCAGCTTTATCCACAAAACCGGAGATCCCGCGCTTGGCGAAGTCTTCCAACTCCTCCTTAACGGCATCCCGATACGTGAACGCGCCGGTCGATACCTTCGCGCTGCATCTGCCGATAATGTCTGCGTAAGCGTCATTACACTTCCGCAGGATCATCCTGTCCTCGACTTCAAGCAGCCCGTTCAGCTCTGAGAGGATCGACAGCACCTTCGGTGAGTTTGGGGACAGTGCGGATATTCCGAGAATGTCAGTGAACTTTGATGCATCGGCAACGAAAGCCTTCGAGCTTTCGCTCCAGGCAGACTTAACGGCCTTTGACGCGAGAACGGATCGCTTTGTTCCCAGACCACGAATCGTGCGGCGCAGCTCATTGCTGACCGCTCGCGCTTCTGAGTATTTACGATCAACCCAACGATCGCTCGCTGTGCCTTTGCTCAGGCGGGATGCCATCCTGCCAAGCATCTTTTCCTCTGCTTCCTCGTAAACCATAAGCATGTCATTTACAAGGCTCTCGAATCCTGAAACGGCTATCGGCATTACTCGTCACCGCCTTCACCGTCCTCAACTTTTTTGAACTCCGGATTTAGTTGGTTTTCAGTGTCTTCGGATTCGCCATCGTCCTCAGTCGCTGACGGATCTTCAAAGTCACCAAGTCCCATGTCCGGAGCGTCTATGCTCAGGCCATACTCTTCCTTCACGCGATCGACTTCTTCAGCGACCTGCTTTTCAGACCAGTCAGGATGTACCATTCTGATCTTAGTGATCGTGGAAGCGGCCTGGGCGCGGCTCAAAATCTCGACTGCGCTGGCGACCGTAGAAGTGTCGGCACCCATCGAATCCGCGAACGAGATCGAAACAGAATCAACGCCGTCGCTGCCTGCATCCGGGTACAGCGCATAGTCAATACGCACCATTGCTGTGAGGATCTTCTCCAGCGGTGCCTGCCAGTACGTGATCTTCTTGTTCTTAGTGACAGCCGATTTCCGCTCGCGAATACTGAGCGCGGTACCGGATGCCGCGGCACCTTCAATATTGATGCCGAAAGACTGCGGACTGTAGCCTGCAAACTGGAGGATCTCGCGTACCAGCTCTGTACAGGTCTTCAAATGCTCATCAGCTCTGATATCAAACTGCGAAGGAGTGATTGCGTTGCCGCCTGCCGCATCCGTGTTAATGTCCATCGCGACATAGGCTTCAACGTCAGAATCGAACTCATACATACCGGATGCGCCGATCGTTTCATCCATGCCCTGGGCGAACGATGTATTCCGCTTTCTGAGATATTCAGCAGGAATAATCAGTTTCGCCTTCGCGAGCCGGATATCACGCATCCAGGAGCTGAACGCTTCATCCAGTGAATCGCACAGATCCCGCAGGCCGTCCAGGTCACTTCTGCCGTGCATGGCTGATCTGTATCTCCGGTTCGGCCTGATGTTCGGAATGTGTACGGCGAGCAGATCATCAATCGGCGTTTTGATCTCTGGCTGGTATCCGAGGCTCTTCAGCATGGAATCCTTCATTTTCGTGCCGAGAGACTCTTTCGTGCCTTCGTATATCGCCATGATGATCTTGCCTTTGGTGTAGCACTCATAGATCCGGACGTAATTATTCTTTTCCGGATCAGCGACTGCTTCAGTGAAGAAATGCACGGCGCGAAGCTCGCCAAACAGGTATTCGGGCCAGCTCATGTCCGGCTGCGCAACGTCCAGTAACGGACAGGTGCTTTCCTTGTTCCACCTGAGCTTCAGGTAGATATCGCCCATTGCAGCGCAGGACTCTGCGGCTTCATTCAGCTTGCTCGCAATATTGTTGTGCGCCAGGATCTTCTCCATGCGCTCCTGCTGTTCGCCATTGGCTTCCTCTTCGCCTTCATGAACGATCGTGTATGTCGGCTCCTGGGAGAACAGGAAGTTTGCGCTGGTGGCTGCAATATCTGAAGCGATCGGAACATGGATCGGGCATTTATTCTTGCGCCGCCAGAACGTTTGCGTTTCTCCCGTTCTCTTCAGTTCGTTATGATCGCCTGAGTACAGCGCAGACATGCCGTCATAGTAATTCGAGCGGTACGATACCAGTTTATCCCATACCTGTTCAGGCGTTAGGAGTTTAATTGTCATCATTCGGTATCACCTCTGATTTCTTACTCGCCACTCCTTCTCCAAACGGGATATAAGGCATAGCGTACTGCGTCTATGGAATGGTTGTTTTCGTCCGGGTATCCCTGTACGAACATCCCTTCCTTGTTCCGGATGTATTCGTATGACAGGAACTCCTTTGCTGTATGGACGCAATGTGTTTCAATAACGATCTTTGCGAGGGACGCGAGCCACTTGATGGAGTAGGCAACGCTCCCTGGGCCTTTAACGGCACCATGAATCCAGTAAACGCCGTAACCGCGATAGTCCGCGATCGACTTGTTCTCGGCACTATCTGCTGTCAGATCCTCATTCGGATTCAGCTTGTTCTTGATCGCCTCGAAGGAATCATAGTTGCCCTGTTTGTTCGATCTGTACTCATCTATGATGTACAGGACTCGCGTTCTCGCATCGAAAGCACAGCGTACCCACTGGAACGGATCGGGGAAGAATCCCCAGTCAATACCCTGGTAGAAGTATCCGAGCGTGTTGATCTCGTCTTCAGTGATATCCCTGTATTCAACATTCTCGAAGACAGAACCGCCGTTGCCCGTGATCTTGCCCATGTACTCATTGTCATACGCGAGCGGGTTCACTTTCTTGAGCTGCTCTGCTTCATGGATGAACACTTCGCCGAGCCATTCCCGAGGGACATCCAGGTACGTTGAAGAATGAACCAGCCGGGTATCGACCGGCTTCATGCTTTCCTCATTCACCCAGCTCTGCGCCGATCTCGGCGGGTTGTAGCTGTAGATCGTGATAGCATTATCGGAACCACGGATGATGGACTGCTTGATCGTGCGGATCGCTTCCATGCCGTGGAACTCTGCTAACTCTTCACATTGTTCGTGTTACGCACATACCGTTTCCGTATGCGCTCTTCATGTCACCATGAAGGTCAGACTATATCATGACTGCATCCGCTGTTACCACGGAAGCAGCCCCTGCCGCTTCAGCCCGACTTCGGGCTTACTCTACTCATTCTCGGAAGACGGTTTCCCGACTCTTCCTCCACTTTCGATAGTCGTTGCGCATTTATCAGCCGACATTCTGATAGGTTTGATTTCTGACAATCCGATCAATGCAGGACTCGCTCACTCCATACTTCCTGGCGAGAGCTTTCATGCCGAACGTCTTGCTGTGCGGCATGTAATCGTCCCTGATCTTCCGAACGGTGTTCTCATCGAAACGAGCCACGGTCTGAAGCACTCCACGCATCGGCTTCTTCAGGCCGTGCGCGTATGCGTGTTTCATCTGCTCTTCCTTTGTTGCCCATTCGAGATTGTCAGCTCTGTTGTTCCTCTTGTCGCCGTCAATGTGATTCACGGTCGCCTTGCACTCCGGATTCTCGATGAAGGCTTCAGCAACCAGGCGGTTTAACCGCTTCGTGTGCTGTTTTCCATTCATGCAGAGATTGAACCAGACGTACCCGTCATGCGTGATCCGTTCTTTCAGGTTAACGCAGCCTCCATTCTTCCGGCTTCTGACTCTGCCGAAAGAACTGACCTCGTAATCCTCAAAGCCTTTGATTGGCTTCCATTCCTCTTTCACGTTGACAGCTCCTTGTCTGCTGAATTTAGCTCATGATTGTCTTACGCGATCCGTAAGGTTTCCCATGAGTTCGACAGGTTTAATGTGGTCTGAAGGTTAAACCACAGGTACTTGAAATACCCTTTCGATAGTTTTATCGACTTTGACTTTACGGGATCGTCCGCGCATCGGAACAGGATTCGCTGACCGGTTGGGACGAAATCAATCTCAAGCGGCGCGACTCTAAACCGGCAGATGGACTCAATTCCTAGAATCTTGATCGCCCAGATCAACTGCTCATAGACTGAATCGCGAAGCGTGTTCGCTACCTGGCGGTAAACGATCGCGTTCGCGTTGTAATCCTGGAGCATCCCTACAATGATCTCAATTGCTATGAATGAAGATTTGGTCGAAGCACGACCGCCCTTCAGCCAGTATTCGTAATGTTTTCCTTCGCGTATGTCATCGTGTACGTCCCAGAACGTAGGTGCGAGCAGTTCGTACACATTGACTTCGGTCTTTGCCATCACGCATCACCGTCCTTTTTATCCGGACGTACATTGATGATGATTGGCATGTCATAACCGATCGTGTCTTCCTTCGGTAGTTTCGCATTCAGGTCAGCGACTAGATCGCTCATAGAAGTCTGCCTGCTTATCCGCTCAAGCTCGGTGCCAACCTGGATGAACTCCTTGATATCCCTGGCCTTGAGCTTTTCTGCATCCAGAAGTTTCAGGGCTTCTATCGCTTTTTTCTGGATCGCAAGAGCTGTATTGATATGGCGAGCTGTCATGCTCGCCTTTTCCGCTACAGCCTTAGCATAGGCATCACGCTGTACCTGAACATCGAAAGCCTCAGCGCGGCTGTTCCAGTTGTATTCGGATCGCCACTTCTTTATCAGGCTTTCATTCTTACCGAGTGCCTTTGCTGTTGCAGGGGTGGTTCGCTTTCCACCGAGATCGCGGAAGACACAGAACGCTTCATACGCCTTCCAGCTTTCTCCTTCCTGTCTTTCCCACGGCTCGGTTTGGTTTGAGCTACGCTTTTGAGACAACGCCATCAACTCCCATCACTGAGAGTATGACCTTTTAGCTCTTAACGGCTAACCAACCTGCGAAATTCAGATAACGCCAGAAGCAATCAACAGACCCGAACCCTGCTTTCCGCAACATCTGTTCATTCCATTCCGCTGTGATTGGCACCAGCACACCTTCAAGGCTCTTGCGCTTAGCAGCGATTTGCTCCTGGGTGTAGGCGTTCTCTGCTTTGATCTTGTAATACTCATCCACGAACAGCTCATCCAGGCTGGAATTGTCGCCAAGGACTTTCTCAACCAGGATCAGTGCGCCGCCCGGTTCGAGCGACTTGTAAATGGACGAGATGATCTTCTGACGGTACTCAATCGGCGTAAACTGAAGCGTCAGAACGGACAATATCAGGCAAGCGTCCGTATGCTCTGGAAGGCCCTTCCTGATATAGAATGACTCAACATTCACAACGCCTTCCTTGATCCATCCGTCATACCGTCTGCGGGTTTCCTCCAGCATCGGTTCAGAAACATCGTATAGCCGGTAATCGTTCTGGCATCCATGCGACCGTATGAACGGCGCGATCGCTTCGCCAGTGCTGCATCCCAGATCAATGATTGATGTCTTCGGCTTTACGAAATTCCTGCCGATCCGTGTCACCAGGTCGCGCATGTCCGCATAGGCCGGGATCGATCGTTCCAGCATTTCATCGAAGCAGCCGGTCACTTCCTCATCAAACTCCCACTTTCCTGTAGGCATCACCTGATCCTTCATTCTGACACCTCCTTTGGCGGCAGCTTGATTCCGAGACGCTTTTCAAAGGCCTGCCTTGCCCTGGCTGAAAGTCCGAGTGTCGAACCGTCAGGGTATGGGAGTTCAAATTCGAAATCGAGAGCCTCTGCCAGCTTCTTCGGATCAACGACAGGCTGAGTCGCTTCCATGTACCAGAAGGAATGTAGAAGATCAAGACGCTTAATATTCTTGAAGTTCGGTGAGAATATTCTGCGCATTTCCTCTTCGCTATGGCCCTTCTGCACTTTAAGATGTAAGTTCAGGTCCCCCATACTTGTATGAGGTTCATATTCGAGCAAGAAAGAAGATTTCTTCGTTTCTTTCAGGCCCTTTCCGGACAAAGAATAAAATTGAGGGCAAAATTCGCTTTGTGTCCAGCAGATAACCTGTGCTGACGGCAGACATAGCGCAGCCAGGATCACCGCGATCTTTTCACGATCTTCGATGAATGGTACGCTGTTGAAGACGGATGAGATGAACACCGAAGTGTACTCAATCCCGCTCTCGACTTCATCCAGGAACTGGTTCGCGATCTTCAGGCTGGTTTCTTTATGAACCTTGTCGCCGACCGTCACGAAGTACGGCTCGAAGGCTGAAACGAAAATACCCGCTTCCCGAAGGATGCGAGTATTGTTCAGCTTTCCGGCTCCGAAGTCTACGATCTTATCTCCATACTTCTTGATCCAGGCATCTCTGATTTTGCCTTCGAGTTTACAGAAGTCCCGCCCGTTGTTCTTCGGAAAGATTCCCATATAAAACCCGTTTCCAAGTGCTACATTGCCTTCTTCGTCAGTTTCTCGTGTGTTCCGCTCGCGCATGAAAGCGTTATATCGAAGGACATCTGCATACCGGCCTTTGAAATCAAAGTCCATTGACAGCATGTTCAGGAATAATCTGGCGATTTCTTCTCTGCCTTCCTGAACCTGTACAATCTGCACGAACCTGCGTTTTTTTTCTGCTGCAACCTGAAGTCTGCCAATTCCGTTCAGGACATTCATATTGCCATCAACGATGATCGGCATTGAAACACCGCCCAGGTTTTCTTCAAGCATCCTGGCATTCGTGAAGCAATGCGGGATGAATTTATCGGCGTTCTGCTTTGCAAGCTGCATTGTATCCATCCGTTTGATCTGATGGACACACGGATATGAAGCTTCCGTGTCTGGTTCAATGTCTGGCACCGACTCGCACAGTTCGATGATGTTTGTCTGGTATAAAGTTTGCTTCAGATCGTCTTGCGTGATCGCCTTTTTGATATCGTTTGTTGCCCGGTTGAACAGGACGTTCGTTGCCTGCCTTTTTTCGAGTGACATCGCGCCTACTGTTTGTACTGGTACAAACTTATATCCCATTCTCCTCGCGACATACTGCCTCTGGTGGCCAGAAAGAATCTCGCCGTTCTCATCCGCGAAGATCGGAAGCAGCCAGCCCAGCTTTCGGAGACTCATCTCCGTCAAGGCCAGCCGCTTTTCGTCATTCTTTCGAGGGTTGTACGTGGATGCGTGTATAGAATCAATCGGAACGAGTTTAATCATCTGTAACCCTCCGAATCATCTCATTAACAATATCTTGTTTTGTGAAGCAGCCACTTGCACGGATATCAGCCATGAGCTTCCTATATTTATCTACAGGAATTTTCCATCTGAAGCTGGAGAAATAAACAACACCGTTCGTTTCTTCTACTCCCTCATCGGCATCGTTATATTCTTCATTTTCGTCTTCGTCATCGCTCAGACTCTCATTGAGATCGGTATCCATGTCGCCCAGCTCTTCCTTCAGATCATCACCGGACTCTGCTTCCTCCGGTAGCAGACCGGCAAAATTGATCTCGCTGTCATCGAAGCCGGTTTCGAAAGCAGTGACATCAGCATCGCTGAGCATCGCTTCCAGCTTCTCCATGTCCCATTCGCCCTTGATATTGTTCAGGGCCAGGTTCAGTGTCTTTTCCTTCGCTTCGTCTTCGATGTCAAGCATCGCGCACTCAACCTCAGTGTATCCAAGATCCTTCATGACGGTCAGCCGCTGATGACCGCCGATCACCTGCATCGTGTTCGCATTGACCACGAGCGGCTCAACAACGCCGTGCTGTGTCAGCGATGCCTTGATCTTCTCGTATTCCTTGCTGCCCTTCGCTACCGGAATGCGCGGGTTATACAGACTCGGCTTCAGATCGCCGATCTTAACGGTTTCATACCTCATCTCTATACAACCTCCTCTGCAATTCTCCGATGACCTTTTCTTTGGCATAGCCAACCTTCAGGCGAATCTTAGCCATCGTGTCTTCCCAGATATCGGTTGGGATTCGGAAGGCGTATTCACCAACCAGACACTTTACGCCTTCCTTTTTGTCATCCTTTTTCGGCTTCTTTTCGATATCAAATTCACTGCCGAACAGCTCTTCGTCAATCTCGTTCAGGATGTCGTTGATCTGTTCTTCACGGAAACCGGTCGTATCCATGTCAACGCCATGGGCCTTAAGCTCCTCCAGGATGTCGGCGAGCTTTCCATAATCATACTCACCATCAATCTTGTTCAGTGCCAGGTTCAAGGCCTTCTCTTGATCCTTGTCATAGTCAACGATCACGCAGTCTGCTGTTTCCTTGCCCTGATCCTGAAGTACCCAATACCTCTGATGACCGGATATCAACGTCATTGTCCGAACGTTTACGACAAGCGGGACAACCAACCCGAACTCCTCCAGGCTTTTCCCAAGAGCCTTGTACTCGAACGACTTCGGCATCATTCGTAGCCTTGGGTTGTATTCGGCTGGATTTATCTCCTCCAGCCTCAGCTCCCTGATTTCCATTGTTTGGCACCTCCGTTTTTTTGTAATCAAAAAGCAGATCGATCAGATCGATCTGCTAATTGCCCATTAAGGTTTCAGTATGCGAACATGTTTAACTGCTCGTACGCCTTCTTCTTTGGCTGTTCTGGCTCTACCGGCTTATTGAGGAACAGATTATATGGAAGTGCCTTGATCCCATACTCTGCGTACATCTCGCGTGTTCTCGGATTTGACTCCACTGCGAAGTACTGATTTCCTTCTGTGCCATGCTTCGGGAATACGAACCGCTTCAGTATTGACCTCTTGATTGTCGGTGGATCGTAATCCAGGTCATTGAAGTACGCTTCCTGCGGCTTCCATCCAGTTTTCCGGTAAACATTCTCCATTGTCTGCCGCTGCTGGTATGACGGCCTTGCTGTGATGATAATCACGTAATCGTCTTTGATCGCTTCCAGCAATTCGGGTCTGTATTCTTCGGCATCCAGCCTCGCCGAAAACGGCTTTATCAGTCGAGTCTGCTGCTGGTTGCTGACGAGCGTGTAATTCAGATCCAGAAGAATGATCCGCTTTTCCATTTTGATTCTCCTTTGACTGCTATAATAATATCAGTGAAGTTCAAGCTCGAAAAGGTGAGAATCCGGGTATTTTCCGGGTATTTTCCAGCGTGAACGTCCTTTTCGGTCATTTGTGATCCACGGTCATCTCATAATCCCGGATAATTTGTCCTTGCCGAACACCGGGAAATGTGGTATGCTGATCTCAGGTAGAGCTGGCTGAGACCAGACATACCACTTTGGGGATGACCGCCAGATTGCTTTGTGAGGGCTTAGCTGGCGGTCTTCTTTTTACGTCTTCCCCTCAACGTAGGAATCCAGCTCATCGGCGAACTGCTTGATATCCTTGCCCTGCTCAATCGCCTTGTTGAGCATCCGGAGGATCTTCAGAGCTTCTGCCTCGCGAGCGTTCTTAATGGCTTCTTCCAGAGCTGCCATTTCCTCGGCTTCCTTTCTCAAGTCTTCCTGCATCACTGCTTTTTACCTCCTTTCTGCTCTCCGGGATGTCCTGTCCCGCCTCCATTATTATACCAAATTATAAGATAATAGTCAATAATCAGAGCATATTTTCTTCAAGGTTTTTTCGCCCAGAATCCTTATATTTCAACACTCTGACGGCTGCGGCTCCTGGATATTGAGGATCATCCGGACGGCTTTATCGGCTCTGCTGGCTGCGCTGACGATCAGCTTTTTATCCTCGCGCAGAGCTTTCAGCCAGGACTGGATATACCCGGCATTATTCCGGAACGTCTTCTCTGACTCCATGCCGATCTCGTGCAGGATCGCCGATGCTCCGATCTCGGCGACCAGCTCTTCCTTCGAGTATTCCTCGCTGCCGAAGGCCGCATGTCCCTCTTCCTCGTTCAGCCGGTTCAGCCTGGACTCGTGGCCGGTCGAGTGCGTGGCCTCGTGGAACAGCGTACTGTAATACTCGGCTGCATCCGCAAACTGGTCGATCAGTGGGACCACGATCTTGTCCTCGACCGGGCTGTAATATGCGCGGTTCTGCTTCCGGCTCTCGAATCCGACTCCTGATCGCTCCTGGTATCCGGAGAAAACCCGCTCAGCTCGCTCGTCTGCCGGAGTGTCGAAAAGCGGTGCCTGATCCTTTACCTTCGATTCGATGCCCTCGCAGTCATCAATGTGGAAGACGTTCGACCACTTCAGGTACGGGATCACCTTTACGACCGCTTCTCCGTCATCGGTTGTCATCGGGATTCCGGCTCCATCTTTCACCTGGTACTGAAGCGGCTTCCAGAAAACGACCTTCTTCGCCTTCGCGCCTTTCCGGATGCTTCCACCCAGATCCTTGCACATTTTGAAGCTCAGATACTCGCCGGGATCTCCCAGGAGAATCTGGTTCAGCAAGCTGTACGGTTCTCCTGACAGATACTTCCGCGCTCCACCGGAGATTGTCATCCACGGTTTCGCCCACGGGATCACTCCGGACTCCAGTTCGGCGATGATCCGGTCAGTGACCGCTTCGTAGATGTCAAAATTCCTCTCGCTCATTCTGCTACCTCCTTTACATGAACACAGCCAGGGAAACCATGACCGCGATCATCATTCCACCCAGCGCACCGGTTACCAACTGCCCTATGGTTCCGAGCGGCTTCGTCATAAGCTCTTCCCATACGCCCATTTGGTTCATGTGATACGGGTTCCGTCTTCTTCTCATCATGAATCTCAGGCTCCCTTCTGAATACTGTCCGGACAGGCGACCAGACGATCGGCCTTCATCTTCCGCGTGTGATGCGATCCGGACTGATCGCTGACGATCTCGACTGTGACCATTTTTCCGGTCTTGCTCGGCGTAACGCTCAGGATCGTCTCCGTGTATCCGAAATTCCAGAGCGTAACATCACCCGGCCTCAGCTCTCCCGCAGGCTTTGCCTTGATCCAGCCGCGCATCCCCTGGAGCTTTACAGACATCGGTGGCCCGAACAATTCTTCCTGGAGCCGCTTGTCAAAATCCGTCATCATGGTTCCTCCTCTCAATACTGGATGTCGCAATGTGTGTTCTTCCTGAGCTGCTCGTAACTCATCTCGACATGGCTGTCATCGTTCACGTTCTGGAAGAACAGCTTCCCGTCATAGGTTCCGATATACTCGTACAGGTTCCCGTAATACTCGAGGAAGGCGCAGCCCTCCATGATTTCATTTATCTGCTGCTCGTTCAGCATCCGGCTCATCCTCTCTTCCATCGTGACCTCTGTGGCGGGATCGGTCAGTAAACGACTTCGCAATCGCCCTTCCTGGCGAGCCTCAGCTCGCATTGTCCGCATTGCACGTACACGTAGAGCTTGTTATATCTGATAACCCTGAAGGCCGTTCCAGCGGGGATTCTGCCCCATCCAGGGATATACAGATCGTTCTTCGTCTTGATCTTCTTCATCCGACCTTCCTCCCTTCCCAGCGATCATGGATCGCGACCGCTCCGTATGAGCCAGGATGCAGCGCACTGAACCGGCTGTCGCTCGTGTACGCGAAGTTGCCGCCCATCATGTACCATCGACCGCCACGCTTCACGATCCTTCCGTCCTCTGTGACCATTGCCGGGATCACATCGTAGATCACCTCGCCCTGGTTCGTTCCGAAAACGCTGTACAGCCGCCGCGCTTCCACCATGCAGAAATTGATCGGCACCGCAATATCCGCGTCAAAGCTGTCCGGCCCGTCCTCGCAGGCCACCAGCAGGCGGTTGAACCGCCCGGAGATTCCGTAGAACGAGCAGTCACCATGACTGCTGCTCCGGAAAACATCGACTGAAATGCACCTGATCTTATTCATTGCTCAATCCTCCTCTTCGATTTCCAGATCCCAGACGAACCCGCCATCCGGCGCGACTTCCCAGCCGTACTCTTCGCAGATCTCGTTCGCTGTCGCTTCGTCCAGGCCCGTGTACATGTCGCGCTTTATGCGTCCGGCTACCATCACGATCTTGAATGTTGGCTTCTTACCTTCCATTGTTCTGCCTCCTTTAATGCTCTTTAATCATGTTGAACTTGTGCGGGAACAGATCCCCATGCTTATCCTTGAACAGCTCGAATCCGAAGCTCTTGTAGAACTTCACCAGCCGCTTGTAATTGCTGCCCCATTCCGGTGTCGCGAACAGGAAAACCGGCCTGCCGATCTTCTTCAGTGCTTCCTGCATCAGCTTCGTTCCGATTCCCTGGCCCTGGTACTCGCTGTCCACTCGGATCGCTGTGATCTCCCAGCCGTGACCTGGCAGCTTGTTCGCGAGCAGGAATCCGTGATCTGTCTTGATAACCATTACGCTTCCTCCATAATCATCCGCTTCGCGGTCTTGATGATCCCGATATCGCTCCGGTCACCGTTCAGGCACTTGCGGATCAGATCCTGAAAGCGATCGGTAGGGAAGTTGTTGAACGCCCGGATAAAGGCTACTGTCGCTCGCCCGGTGTGAATGTAGCTCGTGATCGCGTACAGCACCCAGTCCGCGAGCTGATCGACCGCCTTGTAGCGGTTGCAGACCATCTGAAGCTCGAAGAGCTTGTTCTCCAATTCGTAACCCATGTTGACTCCTCTCTGCCGGGGATCAGCCGCCCCGGCTCGGCATGTCCTCTGGATCAGCCCACCAGCTTGATCCGCTCGAAATCGCAGTTGCCGTACTTGCCAACCCGTCCGATCACCAGTTCTGCCGGGTATGTGCATCCATGCTCCAGGCCGTTCCAGTGTTCGCGATTGAAGAAGCAGTAAGCACTCGGGTCTTCATGCCACTTCAGATTGTGGAAATGGAACAGGTTCGCGTACTCGTGGCTCAGCTCTTCCAGCTTCTTCTCTGCTTCGTAGTCGGAGAAGAACTCGCAGCTCTCGGCCCGTTCCTTCGCGATCCGCTTCATCTCGCGGATCAGGTTCTGCTTCTTGACCTTCAGGCTGAACCGCTTCGCGTCCAGGCACTTCACGAACTCCTGCTTGCTCATGCTGGTCGCCATGTACATCGGCTCGATCACGTTCACGTAATCTTCGTAGCTGACCTCGTAACCGGCGATCTCTTCGAACTCTTTCCACATCATCTGTTTGGCCCTCCTTAGCGTTGTCGTTAGCTCTTCCTTACACTACCAATTATATACTATTATCTTATAATTGTCAATAACATTCTATAAGAAATCTCGTAAATTCGGATATTTTTTTCATAAAAAAAGGAAGCCCCAGATCCGGGGCTTCATGCGATGATTCAGCAATCGTGACTATCCAACCAGGCTTCTGCGGCTTCCACCAGGATGCTGGTTGTCGTTCTGCGGTACTTAGATCCGGCATCCACCAGACGCTCCTTCATGCTCTCCGTAACAGAGATCGTGATTGTGGTCTGCTTACCGGTCGGCCTTGCATTGATACCGTTCGCGATCAGCAGGTCAAGCGTGGCCTGGTCGTTTGTCGGGATCGTTGCGCCTGTGGCTGCGAACGAGTGAAGATCATAAATCGCGCCGCCGATCCTGATCTTCAGCTCTCCATCTATATCTTCCAGATAACCATTCGACTTTTCGCCGTCTTTGTAAATAATCGAAATCCGCTTTTTCATGTTTCCTCCCTTCTCATCGCTGTGCTTATTATACGATATTATCACATAATTGTCAACAGCATGTCTCGAAAGTATTGATATTCAAGGCTTGTTATATTTTGCAAGCAAATGCAGGCAGATTCTCGCAAAAAACATCAGCGTCCGGATTCCGGAAGAACGCCTGCCGCGCTGACTCACTGTTCATCAGTTCCTGGATCACTCTGGCGATCACACAGGGATCGTCCGTACTGATCTCGGATGCGATATCATGATACAGCTCCTGGACTCGCGATTCGATCTCAGCCATTGCCCCAGGCCCTATCCTGGGCGAGTAGAACAGCCGCCGCGATTCGCCCAGGTTCTCCATGATCCGCGCTCTCTTGCTCCTGTCCATCACGATTCCTCCCGATGAAGATTGTCTATGATCTGCTTCGCTTCATTGCGGAAATCCTGGAGCATCTCCAGCTTCGCCTGGTACAGCTCGTCCAGATTCACTTCCGCACGTTCCCACAGATCGAGCAGCATATCCCGCTTCCGCGCCGTGATATTCCCGACACCATAGGCTTCATTGATATCATCGACACTGGAATAATCTTCCAGCATACTCGCGCACTTCTTCTTCGCGTTCTCGTACCGCTTTTTTTCCTTCGCTTCCACCTTCTGGATCAGTAACCGCAGTTCTTCCAGCCACCACTCCTGGAGATTGATCTTGTCCGCAGTATTCATCTCAATAATCCTCCTCGTCATCGTAATACTCTTCTTCGTCCCAGGTATCGTCCCGATCCTCGTCCAGATCAGTGAAATCGAACATGTCCAGCGTTTCCTGCTCCCGCAGCTCAGGCTGCGCTTCGATCTCCTTTACGGTCGCTTCCACCAGAACGTTGAGCTTTTTCTCATAATCGCTGCAAGCCATTCCACCGCCCCACAGACTGCTGGCGACATCCGCGATTTCCTTCGGGGCTTTCTGCACCAGGAACCGCGCTGCAGGATTGCAGGTTTCCCTTCCGTAACCGTAGCCTACACGGTCGCCATCATTGTTCCACCGGTACACGATCCGGGACACTGCGCGGACGATCTCACCTGCGAGACTGTCGGCTTTGCCTTCTTCTGGCACCAGCTCTTCAAACAGAGCATCCAGCTTTTCTTTGTAGTTGTTCATTGTCGGCCCTCCTTACCATGCCTTGAATCCGGTACAGTTCATCGCGGTATCAAAGTAGTATTTGCCCTTGTCCCCGATAAATGTGTACGTCTTGTCTTTCTCATTGAACTCGATGTACGACTGGTACGCATTGACATACGTTTTCAGATCAAAGCCGTTCGCCTCAGCCTCTTCCAGGTAGAACTCCCGGAGCAAGCCGCCGAACGTGTATCTGTTGCCCAGATCCAGCAGCTTCTTTTCAAACTCCTTGAGATCGCGATTCTTCATCTTCTCCGCCTCCTCAAACATTGTTCCCGCACAGAACTTTGGTCACAATGCCGTTCTCGTAGAACACCTGGACGGCAAAACCCGTGGGCCAGTGCAGGTATCTCGACCAGCCTTCCTCGCTGCCGGTCTGCTTCCATGTCAACGACCGCCGCCAGAGCTGGAACATGTAATCCGCGAACTCGTCAATCGTCTTGCCAACGAACGATTCAAACGGAACTAGATTCTGCTTCTTCATGATGATCCTCCTATCACTTCAGCTCAGCACCGGCGTTCAGCGCGTTCAGGTGCTTCTTGGCAGTTTCGTAGCAAAAGCCCTTCCCCCAGATCATGTCCCGGTACCAGACGTACTGGCCCTTGATAACGTGCTTCAGGTACTTCGGACGCGGGTACTCCGGATCATGCTTCACGATCACGTATCCCCAGTTGAGCCGCTTCATTTCGTAGGTGGGTCTTTCTGCTGTATTCGTCATTGTCTGATCCTCCGTTCATGTCGATGGGGCTTCCTTACACTACCAATTATATACTATTATCTTATAATTGTCAATAACAAATGGGCAGAAAACACGAAAAATCGAGAAAAAAGTTTATAGAAAATGGACGGCCCTTCAGCCGCCCGGTCTGGCTCATGCCGCCATCTTGTAGATCTTCATCAAGGCGTTATGCTTGATCCGCTTCAGACCTTCCTTGCTGTATTGCTCGCCGTACTTCTTTTCATACTCGCGGATGATCTCCCGCCAGAAGGCACCCTCCAGAACCTGCTGCCGGATGATCCATTGCTCCTTCTCCGTCAAGCCTACAAGCCAAGCATCAACGAACCTGAGTGTCGCGCTCTTCTGTGACAGCTCCTGCTCGTACTGCTTCGTTAACGCCTCCAGCTCTTTCAGTCCATCAGGCGTGTATCCGGAAGCCAGAAGGATGCCGATTCTCTCGGTAGGATTGCCGACAGCATTGCCCCTCGGCATACCGTCCATCTCTTTGCCAGACGCTCCGGCAAGCTCGCAGGCGAGGTTATTTCTCCACGCCCTGGCATCCGCTTTCATCTCGACTATCAAGGCTTCGAGGTACTGACATCTCCCCTTGATCGTCTTGTAATCGCTGAGCAACTGATCAACCTTTTCCGGTGTCATTTCGGTATCCTCCTGTTTGTTTTATCTCCAGTACAAATAGCGCTTCCGTTCATAGCACTCTTTCAAAAGTTCCTTGAACTGCTCCATTGTCATTTTTGAATAAACATACCCGAATTCTGACGTTGATTTCATGTCGTAGATTAGATCGTAAACAGCTTTGCATTTCATTGGAGACAGTCTCCCTTCGCAGTCTGACGCGAACAGGAAGCTGCAGATTCTTGATTTCACATGGTACTTTCGAATCATGTAATTGATCCGTTCATCGTACTCCTTCGGATGCATAGACCCCCACGTTATATCGCCGTACGCATCGCCAAACTCCTCTGAAATCACATGTGCGATTTCATTCCTTAATCGAAAAAAAGAGGCGTAGCCCATGCTAAAATCCGGAGCGTCTTTATATTCAGCCGAGATACAGATCCCCATCTTTTTCCCTCCTTAGCTCGTTTCCTTTTTTTCTCTGCTCTTAAAACGCTTCGCATCGACAAACGCTCTGGCGAGATCGTCTATAAGCTGATGCGTTACTCGCTCTTGCAGATCATCAACATTCGATGAGATCAGGCTTGTCTTCAGGTGAAGCAGCTCATGCACCAGTGTTTTCTCGTAATCAAATCCGACAACGCGATCGTCTCCGTAATACTGTTCGTCAATAATCTCAATAACGGCTGTTTTATTGCACTCCTGCCAAACAGAGCATCCGGCAACTTCCTCCATCGACATCTCTTCGGGCTTGCAGTTATCGTGAAGACTGATCCTCCAGTCTTGCAGGCCGAGCCGTTTACTCCACTCTTTCAGCAGTGCTAATCCGTCTAATTTGTTCGCCATGCTTGTACTCCTCTTTATTCGGCAGGCTCAGTTTCTTCTACAACAGAGCAGAATCTTCTGACCTGGCACTTCGATATCCGATCGAAACAGTCTTGACATGTCCAGCCTGCATAATCCCACAGGAAAAGCATTATGAGCGTCTGATCGTGCTGACCGCATAACTGGCATGTGCCTGTCCTCACTTTCCGGGCTTCGTCCGCTTGCTTCATGTGGGATCACAACCCTTCCTGCATCACAGGTCTGGCAAAACACACCACTCTTCAGGCGGCTTATCCTGCCAGAAGCGGCTCAGCGGCTTCGGCTTCTCGTACTGGATCAGGCTGCGGATGCGCCACTTGTACATGATGTGACAGCCCTTCGACATCTTCACGGCATCGCACACAGACATCAAGGTATCGCTCAGCCATTCCGCTGTCAGCTTGTCCGTTAACTCGTATTCGATCCCATCACATGTGAACTCGGCTATTACACCGCCAGCCTTTTCCTGGTATATGAAGCACCTGAACGGTACCGGCTGCTTCGGCATGGATGTTAGCAGATAGCACCTCATCGCAATGGTCATGATGCCTTCGATCTTCTCTTCCGGCACATTCAGCAAAATATCTGTCATCAGGATCACCGCCTTCTCATAACCC